GGCCTCGTCAAAATCTCAAGCACCACCATCGGCGAGTTGCGCAACTACGCTCTCAGCCATTCCTCGGACACGGTCGAAGATTCCGTAATCGGCGACACCTACCGCACACGACTCGCGACGATGAAAACCTTCAGCGTGTCGGGCGATCTTTACTGGGACGAGACTGACGCCGGCCAACTGCTCATCACCATTGGCTCGCAGGTCACGCTCAACCTCTACCCAGAGGGCGCGTCGAGTGGCGACGTGTACTACACGGGCGCGGCCATCGTGACGAAGTTCGACATCAACGCATCGTTTGACGGCATCGTCGAGGGAGCGATTTCCTTCGAAGGAAATGGGGTGCTAACCACGACCAGCGTCTAACTTTGTAACAGCAAAACACACACAACACATGGAAGCTATCGACCTCGTCAGAGAACACTTCGCCTCACTCGGCACGCGCAAGATCGACGTGCCCGAATGGAAGCTCGTCGTCCACGCATCGCCGGTCACCCTCGGCGAAAAAAACCGGCTCTATCGTCGCAGCAAAGAGAACGACATGGAGCTTCTGGTGGACATCTTGATTATGAAGGCCACGGACGAGCACGGCGCGAAGCTGTTTACGATCGAGCACAAGCCGACGCTGTTGAACAAGGCCGACAGCAACGTCGTGGGCCGCATCGCCAACGCCATTCTGGCCGAAAACGGGCCGAGGCCTGACGACTTAAAAAACTGATTCACGGCGGAGAAGCTGCCGACTTCCTCGCCGTGTATGCTCTCGCGGACCGTCTCGGCAAATTCGCAAGCGAAGTGCTCGCCATGCCAGCGCAAGAACTCAACGGCTGGATCGCATACATCGAACACCAAAACCGGAAACTGAAGCACCATGGCTGAAGCATCATTCACACTTAAAGCGGTCGATGCGACTAAGGCGGCGTTTGCGGCGGTGCAGAACTCGCTCGGCAAGCTGGAGAAATCGACGCAAGGGCTTTCCAAGATCACCAAGCTGGCGTTCGGCGGCGAGGCCGTGCTTGGCGCGCTGAACATGATGAAGCAGCGGCTGGACAAGGTCGCGACCGCTGGCGAAGAAGTAGGATTCAGCGACGAGCAAATCGTTGCCGCGATGGAGATGCAGAATCTCGTCGAGGGGACGCTCAACTTTTTCATGAAGCTGCCGCTGGCTCTGGCGCAGGTCGGCATCAGCATGGGAAACGCTTTCAGCCCGCTCACCAAAGATGAAATTAGAAAAAAGCTCGACGACCTGAAATTGGTGAGATTCAAAAAAGAAATTGAGGCATCTGGCGAAACGCTGGCCGAATTGAAAAAAGATTTCGACCAGATAGGAATGTCGCAGGAGAAACTAACTGCGGCAAAAAGGAATCTCGCTGTCACGCTTGGTGCAGAACTCGACGCGATGCGCGGGAAAGGCGACCCAGTCGCTACCGCAAAAAAAGAAATCGAGGTTCAAAAGGTTCTGAATGACTTGAAAAAGGACGACACGACGGAGACGCAAAAGCTGAACGATCTTCAGAAGCAATCTGGTGCTCTTCGCGCTCAAAGCATGCCTCAAGACCTCAAGCAAATGCAGATGAAGCTTGCGGCCGACAAAGAGCGTTTGAGCGCCCTGATATTCGACGGAAAAGAAGTGAAGCCATTCGCATTAAACATGAAGGCCGAGGAGAAAAGCACGGCGCAGAAAATCAAAGACCAAGAGGAGATGATTCGGCTTCTCCCGCAAGTCGCGGCGGAAGAAGAAAAGATCAACGCGCTCATGAAGGAGCAAAACAGACTTTTCGACGACGCCGGCCAAATTCTCGCCACCGGATTTGAGGATGCAATTCTGAGCGGGCAAAAACTCAGCGAGGTGCTTCGCGCAATCGGACAGGACTTGGTGCGCCTCGTCTTCAGCAACATGATAACGCAGCCGCTCGCGAAGGGAATCGGGACGTTCTTGTCAGGGATGCGTGCCGAGGGCGGACCCGTGAACGCAGGCGGTGCCTACGTCGTCGGCGAAAAAGGCCCCGAGCTATTCGTGCCCAGCTCCTCGGGCAGCATCGTGCCGAACGGCGCAATGGGCAGCAGCGGCGGGGGCTCGGGCGGCGTCACGGTCAACTACAACATCGCGGCCGGCGTCTCGCGCGCCGAGCTGGTGCCTATTCTCGAACAAGAGCGGCGGCGGCTCAAGGCCGAGATTCCCGACATGGTCCGACGCGGGGGTGGCTACCGTGCAGCGTTCGCTTAATCGTCATGGCTATCTCCTACCCGCTTTCTCCGCCGTCTCCGTTTAACCTCTCGCGCTTGTCGCTCACGGGCGTCTCGGCGGTGTCGCGCAACACATCGCCCTTCACCCTGCAAACGCAGCAATACAACCACGCTGGCCAAGCGTGGCTCGGCTCGGTTGATTGTCCGCCGATGACTCGCGCGGATGCCGAGACGATGCTCGCCTTCTTGCTGAAGGCGCAGCGCGGCACGTTCAACTTTCAGGACTACGCGAACCCGCTGCCGCGTGGCTCAATTACTGGCACGCTTACCGTTGCGACGGCGACCGCCAACGGAACGACGCTGACTTACAGCGGAACGACCAACAGCACGCAGTTCGCCGTCGGCGACTGGCTGCAAATCAGCACGTCATACTACAAGGTCGTGCAAGCAAACGGAGTGGGCACCGTTGATCTTTACCCCGCTCTCCGCAAAAGCTACGCGGGAGGCACAGCGATCGTTTACGGTCTAACGACTGGCGCTCGCGCTCAAGGCGTCTTCCGCCTCGCGCAACCGACGACAGAGTGGTCAATCGAACTGGCGAGCATTTACGGCATCAGCTTTTCAATCGTCGAGGACGTCGAGTCATGAGCATAACCACAGCAGGACGCGGACTCACAAACGACATGGTGACAGAGGTGAGCGCATCGCAGCTCTCGCCGATTCTGCTTGCTTCGCTATCCTTCGCGACGCCGGTGCATATCTGGACCGGCTACGGCACGATCACGGTCGGCAGCACGGCATATCTCGGAATCGGCACGCTCGGCTCGATCTCGCCGGTTGAGGAGACGACGGACCTCGCGGCGCGGGGCATTTCCATGCAGCTATCGGGCGTTCCCACGGCGATGCTGGCCGTTGCGCTCACAGAAAATTATCAGGGCAGAGAGTGCTCGGTTTTGTTCGGCGCGCTTCAAGCCAGCGGCGCACTGGTGTCGTCGCCGGTCACGATCTTCTCAGGGCGGATGGATGTCATGAGCATCAACGACGACGGGCAAAACGCGACCATCGGAATGAGCGCCGAAAACAAGCTCGTGGACTTCCGCCGCCCGCGTGAAGTGCGCTACACCGACCAAGAGCAGAAGAACCTATTCCCGTCCGACAAGGGACTAGAGTTCGTCACGGCGATTCAAGAAAAGCAAATCTACTGGGGTAACGCCAAGCTCGTCGCGCCGGTGAACGAAGGCGGCGGCGAGAGCGAGCGCACCGGCTACGAATGAACATGGCCACGCGCTGCAATAACTGGCCGGATCTGCTCACGGCTTACATCGAGCGGAAGCGGCACGAGGCGTTTGCGTGGGGCTCCAACGATTGCTGCCTCTTTGCGGCAGACTGGGTGCAGATCGCAACCGGCCGCGACATCGCCGCGCAATGGCGCGGGCAATACGCAAGCGCGCTCTCGGCGCATCGAGCACTCAATCAAGGCGGCGGAATCGAGCGCCTTGTCGATGAAGCTGGAGGGGCGCAGATCGCGACCGCGCTTGCTCGTCGCGGCGATCTCGTCGCGCAGGACGGCGGCGACGGCGTCGCGCTGGGCATCTGCATCGGCAGCGTCGCGGCTTTCCTCGCTCGCGACGGATTGCAATTCGTGACATTCCCAAACGCTAGAGTCTGGAGATTTTAACCATGCCACAAGTCATCGTAAATGCAGCGTATTACCTCTGGCTCGGTGTAAATGCGGTGGCTGGTGCGGGGGCGTTGAGTCAGGCCGCAGCGATTGCCACGGTGCAATTCATCGCCGTTACCGCCGCGTCAATGGCCGCGTCGAAACTACTCGCGCCCAAGATGCCGAGCTTCTCTGACTCGTCGCTCTCGGAGCGGGGCCAGATGGTGCGTTCCCCGATTGCGGCGCGCTCAATAATTTACGGTCGCTGCCGCGTCAGCGGGACCATCGTTTACATTTCGACGACTGGCACGAAGAACGAATACCTCCACTTGGTCGTCGCTCTGGCCGGCCACGAGGTCGAGGCAATCGACACGATTTATTTCAACGACGAAGAGGTGCCATTGTCAGGAAATCAGCCGACCGGATTTTACTCGGGCGTGGCGCTCATCAATAAAAAGCTCGGAGTGCCGAATGACACAGCGGACCAAGATTTGATCAACGCAACCGTCAATCTCACAGACGGCAAGTGGACATCAGATCACAAGCTTTCTGGCATCGCCTACCTCTACGTTAGACTGACATGGGACGCGGAGAAATACCCGAGCGGAATCCCGAACATAAGCGCCGTAGTGCGTGGCAAAAAGGTCTTCGACCCGCGCAACTCTCAGACGGTCTATTCGGCAAACGCTGCGCTCTGCTTGCGTGATTATCTCACCACCTCGCTCGGCATGGGGATGACGACTGCGGAGATGGACGACACGGCGTTTGGCGTCGCGGCAAACATCTGCGACGAGAACGTCGAGATAAAGCCGGTGACGACGCCAACGCCGACCGAGGAAAACCGATACGAGGCAAACGGCGTCGTCTCGACCAGCGCATCGCCCGACGAGAACATCGGCAAGTTACTTTCTGCGATGGGCGGACTGATCGCCTACACCGGCGGCAAGATCGCGCCTTACGCTGCCGCCTATCGCATCCCAACCGTGACGTTCAGCGAGAAGCATTTCGTGGGGCCGATCAGCGTGCAGACGCGCACAAGCGCACGCGACCGCGTGAACTCGGTGAAGGGCGTTTACCTGAGCGAAATCAACAACTGGCAGGTCACGGACTTCCCGACGATCACGGATGCCACCTATGTTTCCGACGACAATGGCGTCGTCTTTTTCCGCGACGTGGTGCTGCCGTTCACGACTTCCTCGTCTTGCGCGCAGCGCCTTGCGGTCATCGAGCTTCGCCGCGCTCGCGAGGAGATCACGATGTCGGCGCGCTTTCGATTAGAGGCGATGCAAGTGCGCGCGGGCGACACGGTGATGATTACCAACTCGAAGCTCGGATTTTCCTCAAAGGTCTTCGAGGTCATGGAGTGGAATTTTGCCAGCGGCGGCAATCCTCCCGAGGTCTTCGTGGACATGACGCTGCGCGAAACCGACTCGTCGGTCTATTCGTGGAATGTCACGGATGAAATCTACACGGCAGGCGCGCTTAACACGACGCTGCCGGACCCGTTCACGATCAGCGCTCCGAGCGGCCTCACGCTTACGGCAAACGGAACGACGCAGCTCATCCAAGCCGACGGCACGGCGCTTCCGCGCATCCTTGTGGCGTGGACCGCGCCCGCCGAGGCGTTCATTCAATCGGGCGGCGTAGTGGGCATCGAATACAAGGAAAGCACGTCAGCGACGTATCTCACATGGAGCCGCGTCGGAGGAGACCAGACGCGCGACTTCATTTCGAGCGACGTGAAGATCGGGCTGACCTACGACGTGCGAATTTACGGCGAGTCTTATTTCGGCGTCTCTACGAGTTACCTCACGGCGCAAACAGGCGTCGCTAAAGACACGACCGCGCCCGTCACGCCCACCGGCCTCACCGCCGTCGTCGGCACGGGCCGCGCCGTCTCCCTCGACTGGAACGACAACACCGAGCCCGACTTCTCGGAGTATGGCATTTACCGCAACACCACGGCGGTCACGCCAGCGAACGCCAACACGAACAAAATCGCCGAGGTGCGCGCATCGCGATTCGTGGATACGGACGTGGACATCGGGACGACGTATTACTATTGGCTTAACGCTTACGACACGGTCGAGAACGTCAGCGGCTTTGCAACCTCGGTGTCTGCCACGCCGGTCGTGATTACGGCTGGACCGATCGACTCGACGCCGCCGAGCACGCCCAGCGCGCCGACCTTTGTTTCGGAATCGACTTACCTTTCAAGCGACGGCGGGACATTCGCGAAGATCACCATCGCCGCTCCCGCGCTTCCTGCGGGCGCGCGGGTCAATCAAGTGCTTTACAGGGTCAGCGGTTCGACTGAATTCCTGATTGCTTGCGAATTAACAGCAGCAGGAAACGCGACCATCGACGATCTTACGGTCGGGGCGGCATACGTTTTTGCGATTCGCGCGGTGTCGTTCAGCAACGTGCGCAGCACGGTCTCTTCTACTTTGTCGAGGACCGCGCCGAGCAACACGACGGCACCGGCTGCGCCGACTGGAGGGACATTCACGGGCGATGGCGTAAAGCCGAAATACTTTACCGGAACCCTCGTGTTTCTCGTCGGCACTCGAATCGGATGGGCACCAAACACCGAATCCGATTTTGATTACTACGAAATCAAAGCGACGACAACCAACAGCGACGCGGCGACAGATTACAGTTGGACGCCGTTCGACGGAGCAAATTTCTTCGTAACGACACGAGACACCGAAACGTTCCTCTACACCTCGACGATTGGCGCGGGATACATACGCATCAGGGCCGTGAACCGATCAGGGGTTGCGTCATCGTGGGCAAGTCTCGGAAACGCAAACTCAGCGGCGTCAGTCGGGACTGGAACGGTCTCAAAATACAATGACTCCGACGTAACCACCACCGGAATCAAAACCGGAGGCGGCTCATCCACACGGCAGGTCAACGTCGTCTATGAAATCAACGACGTGTTCGCGATTACGGGCGGGGCTACGACTTACGACCTGAGCATCTCACTCACAAATCGCGGATTCAGCACGAAGCCCGATGACGGTCTGGTCGTCGTCGAGGACGTGCTGTATCAGGGATTCTATGACTCGCAGGCCGCTGGCTCAACATCGACAAACGCGGTCATAAAAATCTACCGCAACGACGGCGGCACGCTCGCCTCGGGCAACCTTCGACTCTCGGCGCGGTTCACTGACTACACCTAACATGGCCTTTCAAAAAACATTCACGCTCCGCTCTGGCGCACAAGGCAACTACACGCGGCTCATCACCTATCGCGTGGACCGGATGACGCGCGAGGCCGTGGGGCTGTTCTCGCTCTTCGTGGACTCGGCGGCTGCGCACTCAGCCAAGGACCCGCTGACGCCGTGGATTGCGAAACTCCGCGTGACGGGCGACGCCTTCGACCGATACTTTTCCAACGCCGCGCTCGACGGGGACACGATGGCGAATTTCTACCGCGCAGCGAAGGCCGAGCCGATGGTTTCGGATTTCGGCGATGCTTTGTTTTCGGACGCGCTTGACGTATGAGCGCAGCGGATACAAGTAAGGGCCGCGCAATTACACCCTTGCCACCGCGCCCGCACTCCGCTCTCCTCGCATCACCATGCGGCGGTGAGGGCTGAGGCCAACCGCAAGCCCGCGAGCGGATTTACCGCTGCGCGGGCTTTCTTTTGCGCGGATTCCGAATCCATCGCCAACATTTGATTCGTTTTAACTCGCGCAACTGCAACGGCTTAGGGAAGCAGCAGGACAAAATACGCATTTGAGCTTTACGCGGGCGGGGTGTTCGGATTGAGTGTGCACGTCGGAGGGAATTAACCCCGAGACGAAAAAACAAAACATATGAACTCCGCCTCCGCCTCCGCCATCTCCCGCACCGAATCCTCCTCTGGAGCTATTGCCGCTTACCTCGCCGCCCAGCTCGCCACTGCCCGCGCCTTCGACCGCTCCGAGGCCGACCACGCCAAGCGCATGGCCATCGACGCCGCCCGCGCGCACCGCCTCTGCATGAGTGCTATTGGCACTCGCTCCCGCGACTACAGCGGGAGGCTGGAGTAAGCCCCACTCCCCCGCAAAACCCCGCTACCTCTTCGGAGGCGCGGGGTTTTCCGGTGCCAGACCGGAGGGAAATAACCCCGAGGCTCGCAACACAAAAACATGAGCCTCCAGAACATTGACCACGACACCGCCAGCCTCTCCGATTTGTGGCGCGTAGCCACCGCCGATATGCGCGCAGCCGCCGAAGATTTTGCAACCGCGACGATGGCCAAGGTGGCCGACCCAATCTGCGGCGCTCGCGAAATCGTGATAGCCGAGTATTTGCGAGGCGCTTTGGCTGCGGAGCGCAAAAGCGTTGCAAAATTTATGAGGGCTTTTCGCGCATGAGCGCCACGACCGCCCTGACCCGCGCTCTGGTCCTCGCGATCACCGCGCCAGACCAAGCTCGCGCCGACCGCGCAATCGCTCTCGCCGAGTCTATCGGCGCGGGCTGCACGCCACGACAGATCGCCACCGCGAAACGCAACGCCTCAAAGCTCGCTGCAAAATGAAACCTATCACTATCACCCGCCTCTCCGACGGGAAGCATTACACCGAGGAGGTTGTGGGCCTCCGCGCTTTAAGCGCCGACGCCTTGGAATGTCTCAAAGCTCTATTGAAAGACGCTGAAGAGTCATCGCAAGGCGTCTGCGCACGAAATGCGATCAAGCCGAACAAATGGCAAACCGCCCGCCTTGCGCGTATCACAAACGCCCACGCCATCATCAACAAAGCCGAGGGCCGCGCATGAAATCTGCAATTCTCCTCCTCGCGCTCGCGGTCACGGCGTACGCCGCTCCACCACCCAGCTTCTTTCGCGCCCTGCACGTCGTAGAGACGAGCGGCCGCACCGGCCCAATCCTCGGCGACGGCGGGAAGGCGCTCGGGCCGCTCCAGATTCACCGCGCCTACCACGCCGACGCACGCATAGGCGGCGATTACGCGCGCTGCGCTGATCTGGACTACTCGCGCCGCGTCGTCTCCGCCTATCTCCAACGCTACGCGCCCGCAGCGTGGGCGGCGGGCGACGTGGTCACGCTGGCGCGAGTGCACAACGGCGGGCCTCGCGGGGCGACGAAGCCCGCGACGGTGGCCTACGGCGACAAGGTCGCGCGCCTAACCAAATAACTTTCGGAGCCACCCGAACACCAAGGCCAACGAGCCCGACCGTGGGCGTGCGAAAATACGCGGTCAAAATCAGCAACACAAAACAACACGACACGACAATGGAAAACGACGACGACAATGAAATGCTCTGGGCCGCGCAAGACCTGCGCACCATCACAAGCAATCAGACCGAGGTGACGATCTCACGGCGAGTCATCATCTCGCCGATTCAGTCGGCACCGAAATGGGATTACCTAATCACGTTTGGCGACCTAATGAATCGCGGGAAGTGGCGCTGGGAGTGCGCGCAGGCCGAGACGCTAGAGCGCGCGGTGGAAATCGCAAAGCTCCAAGCGGTGACGCAAGGCAACGAACGCAACCGCGAGCTTGCGGTCTTGCGCGAGTCCGCCGCAAAGCTCGGCGTGCAGCTCGTGGAGGCCGCGGCATGAACCTCGAACTCATCCATGCGGAAATCGTCCGCATCCGCGAAGCCTTGGAGGCGCGACCATTCGCATCGGGGGCACCGGCTGCAAAGCCTGCCGCTCCACGCTCCGAGGAAGTGCCGATGCCGACCGAGGTCATCGAGGACGCGGGCAGCGTGCAGGTGCACTTCGGCAAGAACAAAGGCGTGGCGCTCTCTTCACTGGGCGACCGCTCAGTGGCTTGGTATGCGCAGGAGCCAGAGCCTCGCATCGGGAACAACGGGAAACCATTCCCGCCGCGACCTGAGGACGTGCTGCTGCGCAACGCGGCGCGGACGATCATCCACCAGAAGCGCGGGACTCTACCGAGTGACGCAGTTCCTACTGCCGTCGCAACTATCGACGACGGCGACGTCTCCTTCTAAAAAGCAAAAGCCCGTCGCGGGAACACAACCGCGACGGGCAGCAAAACAACACAACAACAGTCAGCGATTCGTAAAAAATGAACACAGCAGAAACACCGACAGCTACCACAACCGCCGTGATCGAGACGCCGAAGAGCGTCACGACACCGGCTCAAATCAAAACACCGATTAACTTCGGCGCGCAGGGCGTGAAGCTCGCGAGCCTCGAAGACGCCTTCCGCTTTGCGAACGCAATCGTCGCCTCTGGCTTCGCGCCGCGAGGCATGGAGAAGGCCGAGGCCGTGCTGGTCGCGATCCAGCTCGGTGCGGAACTCGGCTTGACGCCGATGGCGGCATTGCAGAATACCGCCGTGATCAACGGCAGGCCCGCGATCTACGGCGATGCTGCCTTGGCGCTGGTGCGCGCCAGCGGTCTCCTCGAATCCTTCTCCGAGGAAGAGGTCGGCGAGGCGGGCAAAGATTCGTTTGGTATCCGCGTCACCGCTACACGTCGCGACGGCTCAAAGGGGTGCGAGACGTTTACCATAGGCGACGCCAAGGCCGCGAAGCTCTGGGGCAAGGCCGGTCCGTGGACGGATTATCCGCGCAGGATGCTCAAATTCCGAGCGCGAGGCTTCGTGCTCCGCGATGTGTTCGGTGATGTCTTGAAAGGACTCCGCACCGCCGAGGAGGTCCGCGACTATCCCGAGGAGCGGAACATTACGCCGCTTTCCGAGAAGGTTTCGGGCGGGCTCACCATGTCGATCACGCAAGGGGGTGCCGCATGAACACCGGAGAAATCAAAAACGCCGCCGTGGTGAACAACGCCACAGAACAGTTTCGCAGCCTGCTCGAAACGCATTTTCTATCGATCGCTCGCGCAGCCGAGGAGTCATTCGTGGAGGACGAGAATCAGACCGAGCCGAAAGCCAAGGCGTCGTTCGCCGTCGAGTGGGACGCGCTCTCACTCGCGCCGAAGGTCGTGGTGAAAATCGGATGGTCGGTGCGCTACAAGGACGAGACGGAGTCGATGGTGGACCCGCTGCAATCAAAGCTGGGACTGGTGGAGGAGGCGAAATGAAAGCGCCAATAATCCATTCTCAACAGCAAATCGTCGAAACGCCAAAAGCCGACAAGCTGTTACGATTTCAAGAAGTCAATCTTCTCATCGGTTCACGCTGCCGCACCAGTCACAGTGTCCGAGCGCTGGTGCTGCGTGGCTTGATAAAAGCGATTCACATGGGGCCGCGCGTAACTCGATACTCCGAAAATAGTGTGCTTGCACTAATAAGAGGAGAATCGAGCACGGTGCTCGTCGCACGCAAGGAGGAGGCGAAATGATCTCCGAATCAAACGAAGTCTATCACGCCCACAGCGCGATCTCGCACTCGAAGCTAGAGCTTTTCCGCCGCCGCCCGATCTCCTATTATCGCCGGTTCATCGCGAAGACCGTTGCGCGACCGGAGCCCACGGAAGCGTTTCGTCTCGGATCGGCGGCTCACTGCGCGGTGCTGGAGCCAACGTCGTTCTGGGCGCGATACGCGCTGCGACCAGAGGGAATCGACCGGAGGACGAAGGAGGGCAAGGTTGCGTTTGCCGCGTTCGAGGCCGAGCACGCGGGCAAGACGATCATCACGCAGGAAGAGGCGGGGTCGGTGCAGGAGATGACAGCAGCGGTGCAACATCACCCGCTCGCGTCGGAACTCCTCGCCGCAGGCTCACCGGAGTTGAGCTGGCGCGTCTCGCCGGCGAACTCGCTCGCTCTGCAATGTCGCACGGACTGGTTCAACCCTGCCGGCTGCGAGTTAAGCAGCGGGCGACCCTACGTCGCTGACCTCAAGACGGTGGAGTCGCTGGACGCAGACGCGTTCCGAAACTTCGAGCGCGCGTGCTTTAACTTCGGCTACCACAGGCAAGCGGGGTTTTATCTTCCGCTCATCACGGAAATCCTCGGGTCGCCGGTGTTCGATTTCTTCTTCGTTGCCGTGGAAAAGTGCGAGCCCTACGGGACAGCGGTTTATCGGCTGTCAGACGCAGCGACGGCACGCGGGCACGACGAAACCATCGGGGACTTGATTCGGTTGCAGTCGTGCATTAAGGACCAGCAATGGCCCAACCTCCCGAACGACCTCCGCGAAATCGGACTGCCAAAGTGGTATGGAGGGACCGAATGAACTGGCTCACTGAAACGGTATTCTTCGCGCTCTTCGTGATTCTGCTGATCGTGACCTACCCGTTTATTTTCAACCGAAAGGACGACGACGATGATACATGACGCATTAATCCTCGCCGCGACATTCGCGAGCGGCGGGCTGATCGGATACATCGTCGGCTCGTGGCGCGGCTGGCAGCGCGGACGTGACGAGCAATGGGTCGATTGTTTTCTTGCGGGCGAAGCGCGCGAGAAGCTGCGACGGGAGAAAGACGGACGATTCAAATCAAAAACAAAATCATGAACAAACGAAAATCAGACGAGGCGAAGCGGATTCAATGTGACGCTATGCTCGCGCAGTTTATGCCCGTAAAAACGGTCGCAATGGCCCTTAGAATGAGCCGTGGGACCGTAAGTGAACGGGCGAAGCGCGCGGGGATGACGAGGCACTACATCACGGAGGCCGAGGCACGACTGCTGTTCAAGAATCGGATTGGGGGCGGTGCCAAATGAGCACGCTCGCATTTACAATCACCGGCGAGCCGAAGGGACAACCGAGGCCGCGAGCGTTCGCGCGGAAGATGGGCAACGTTCACGTCGCGAGGTTTTATGACTCGGACGTGGCGGACGAGTGGAAGCGCGCGGTCCAGATCGTGGTCCTCGATGCAGCCATCGTGCACAAGTGGCCGCTGACGCTCGGGCCGGTCGCGATCTCGATGTGTTTCTCCCTGCCAAGGCCCAAGTCGCATTTCGGCGCGAAGGGTCTCAAGCCGAGCGCGCCGGTGGCCCACGTTGGAAAGCCGGACGTTGACAACCTTGCGAAGCTCATCCTAGACCAGATCACGCGGAGCGGGCGCATCTGGCGGGACGACTCGCAGGTGGTCAGCCTGCGCGTCGAGAAGCTCTGGGCGTCGGGGAATGAATCGGGATGCTCGGTGCTCATTGCAGCGGCGGGGATTTGAGTTTACATCGGAGACGGAAGCTGAGAGAGTCGAAACAGGTCGTAAGAAGCCTAAGATGAAATTATCAACAGAACTTTGTCCGTCAGTCTGCGCGAGGCGTGTTTCATCGCCAATCTCTTACCGCGTGGGCTGACGGACTTTTTGTTTTATGAAACGATTTACCGAGACTGACAAATGGCGGGACCCTTGGTTTCGCAAGCTGCCTCCGAAATTCAAGATGGGGTATTTATTCCTGCTGGACAACGCGGACAACGCGGGGGTCTGGCAACCGGATTACGAATTGGCCGAATTTCAAATCGGAGAATCGCTCGACTGGATGGAATTTGAAAAGGCAATGGGTGACCGTCTCCTTGTTCTGGAAGGGTCCGGCAAATGGCATCTGACGCGGTTTATCAAGTTCCAGTTCGGGGAACTGAATCCCGAGTGCAAACCGCATCAACAGGTGATTCGGCTGCTCGCAGCGCATCAAATTGAAAGGGTATCCAAAGGGTATCCAAAGGGTATCCATACCCTCAAGGATAAGGATAAGGATAAGGATCAAGATCAGGATAAGGACACTGCGCCGTCCGCTCGCGAGCTCGAAGCCGAATCGGTCTGGGCGCTTTACCCAAAGAAAAAAGGCAAGAAGGACGCAATGCGCGAGATTCTGGAAGCGATTCGCACGGTGGGCATCGAGCGCATCCGCGAGCGCGTGCAGGCGTATGCCGCCGCCGTCAGCCGGTGGCCCGAGGACGAGCGAAAATACGTTCCCGACCCCGTGCGCTGGTTCAAGCGCGGGAACTACGACGACGACCCCGAAACGTGGCAGCGGAAGTCAGCGAATGGCGTGCCGCAGCTCGAAGCGCGATTCGACATTTTTTGAACACAACCCAATGAACACACCCACACCGCGCACCGACGCGGCAACCTATCCCGCCGATTGCCTTGGCAAGACGCTCGTCACGAATCGCGATTGCTCGCGCGCGCTCGAAACCGAACTCACCGCGCTCACCGCTGAGCGCGACCAACTGCACGCCCAGTTGCGCGCCCTCACCCTAATCTGCGGCACGAACGACGCCAATAAATTTGAAACTTGGATTGACCGCGCCAATGCCCGCGCCGAACGCGCCGAGGCCGAACTCGCCACCGAGCGAGAGAAATCCGAACGCTACCGGCTGGCAACGCTGAAGCTCGACGCCGAACTCGCCGC